CCCGTAATCCATACAGTCCCGTATAAGATCACACCTACCTTAGGACCGTGTGGCCCGGCTGCTGGGCAAAGAGAACAATTCGCTACTGTAATCTTTAAAGTGAGCATAAATACTATATTATGAGAGCAAACGATTTTACCACCGAATCAGCAGTTGAAGACCTGAAGAACAAACTTCCTAGCCTTAAAAATACTAGTTACGATACCATTGACGAATTGATGCAAAAAATCAGCCGTCGTTATAAACTGACTGGTAAAAAATTGCATGATTTATTTGTACACAAATATGGTCACACTCCAGACACGTGGATTAAGAAAATAAAAAATAGATTAGGTGAAGAAGATATAACAGAAAGCGAACACGCTCATTATAGAAATTATTCAACATCCGATTTATTGCGTATGATTAAAACTATTAAAAGAGATGAAATTGGATTAAAAATCATAACTTCCATAACTAATGAAATTATGCGTAGAAAACAAGGCATGTCGGAAGGACCTAAAGAAGTTATAGGACTAGCAAAGTTTGCTATTGGTGGCGGAATACCCGGAGGACAACTTCCAGCTGATATATTAGGTGAAAAAGATGTGACAAAGGATTTGTCGGAAGACGTACAAGGACCTGATGAAGTACAACAAATTAAAGACTTTATTAAATGGTCAATGAAAACATTGAATATTAAAACTAAACCCAAATTCACATTAAGTAAGAACACAGAACAAGCACAAGCTGGTCATCATACTGGCGTACACAGTGGTGATAGAATTTGGGTATATATCGGCAATCGTAATCTAATAGATATTTTCCGTACTATATTCCATGAATTGGTACATCAACGTCAAAGTGAACTTAACATGATTAAAGACGGTGACAGTTATCCTGGCTCACCAATCGAAGCAATGGCTGATATGATGGCGGGTAAGTATATTAAGATATACGGTAAAGAACACCCAGAAATCTTCCAATAAGGTTACCTTACTTACGCAAATTGTTTGACTTCTTAGCAGATTAGTGTATAATAACTACTTTACTAAGGAGTATCTATGAACGATGTGAAAACATTCAGCGGCGATCAAAAAATTAAATTAACCCAATTGATTAATGAAGGTATGGCAGTGATGCATGAGATTGACACACTGCAAGGCGGGTTAACTGACACAGTAAAAGCAATTGCAGAAGAACTAGAAGTTAAACCTAGTGTACTTAAAAAGGCAATTAGAATTGCCCATAAAGCAAGTTTAACACAATCAAATCAAGAACACGAACAACTCAACACTATTTTGGAAACAGTGGGCAAGACACTTTGAGTTATGTAGATGCCATCCATTCACGGGATGAAGATAGAATTTATGTAGTAGAACGAGGAGTTGACGGTAAGCGTCATTACAAAGAGTTCCCTGCCAATTATGTTTTCTATTACCCTGATAACAAGGGAAAGCATCGTAGCATTTATGGCAATCCTGTTAGTAGATTCAGTACACGTAAACGGTCAGAGTTTGAAAAAGAACGAAGAATACATGGTGGTAAAAAACTCTTTGAAAGTGATATCAACCCAGTATTTCGTTGTCTCAGTGAAAACTACTTGGGTGTAGATGCACCCAAACTACACACGTGTTTCTTTGACATTGAAGTAGACTTTGATCCAGAAAAAGGTTTCAGCCCTACTAGTGATCCGTTCAATCCAGTAACAGCAATCAGTTGTTACTTAGATTGGCTTGACCAATGTGTTACATTAGTTATTGCACCAAAGCACATGACTACTGAAACTGCTTGGGAAATAGTTAGAGAGTTTCCTAACTGTATGCTTTTCAACAGCGAAAAGGAAATGTTTGATGTTTTCTTTCAGTTGATTGAAGATGCAGATGTATTAACTGGTTGGAACTCAGAAGGATACGATATACCTTACATGGTTAATCGTGTTACACGTGTGATGAGTAAAGACGATACACGTAAATTCTGTTTAATGGGTCAACTACCTAAACCAAGAGAATATGAACGATTTGGTAAGTCAGAACAGACTTATGATTTAGTTGGTCGTATTCACATGGATTATCTTCAACTTTATAAGAAGTATAACTACGAAAGTCGCCATAGCTATAAACTAGATGCTATTGGTGAGATGGAAGTTGGTGAAAACAAAACACAATATGAAGGTACTCTTGACCAATTGTATAATAAAGACTTTAAAAAGTTTATTGAATACAACAGACAAGATACTATGTTGTTGGTTAAGATTCACAACAAACTTAAATTCTTAGAATTGGCTAATCAACTAGCACATGAAAATACTGTACTGCTTCCAACAGTAATGGGTTCAGTTGCTATGATTGAAATGGCTATCTTTAATGAAGCGCATGAACGTGGATTAGTAGTACCAGATAAAAAACGGAGAACAGAAAATGCAGATGAAACACAACAGGCAGCAGGTGCCTTCGTTGCTACGCCCAAAAGAGGCATGCACGAATATGTCGGAGCAGTTGACATTAACTCACTCTATCCCTCGGTCATACGGGCACTCAACATGGCGGGCGAGACTATTGTTGCCCAAGTTAGACAAACAGTCACAGACCAATACATGAAAGACAAGGGTCTTAGATTAGCACAAGAAAAGAAACGCTATAAAGATGGCGATGATGATGTTACTGGTGCTATTCTATGGGAAGGTTTGTTTGGTGCGTTAGAATATACCTCGATTATGAACCAAGAGCGTGGTACAATGCTTACAGTTGACTATGAAGATGGACGTAGTGAAGAAATGTCTGCGGCTGAAATATGGAAATTAGTTTTTGATAGTCACAAGCCCTGGATGCTAAGTGCAAATGGTACAATCTTTACATACGAGAAAGAGGGTGTAGTTCCAGGACTATTATCTCGCTGGTACTCGGATCGTAAAGTAATGCAAAAGAAACTAAAAGAATCAACTACTAATGAAGACCGTGATTATTGGGATAAACGTCAGTTAGTGCGTAAAATTTTATTGAACTCTGCATATGGCGCATTATTGAATGAACATTGTCGTTTCTATGACAAGCGCATTGGTCAAAGTGTTACACTGTGTGGACGACAAATTGTTCGTCACATGATGAGCCAAATCAATGAATGTGTTGCAGGTGAATATAGTCACGAAGGCGAAGCGATTGTTTATGGTGATACTGATAGTTGTTACTTCAGCGCATATTCAGTATTGAAGTCACAGATTGATAAAGGTGAATTGGCTTGGGATAAAGATATGTGCATTGGATTATATGATTCAATCGCAGACGAAGCGAATGATAGTTTCCCGGCGTTCATGGAGAAAGCATTTCACTCACCACGAAAGAACGGGGAAATCATTAAAGCTGGTCGTGAATTGATTGGTGACCGTGCTATCTTTATTACAAAGAAACGCTATGCTATCAATATCTTTGATAAAGAAGGTAAGCGCAAAGACAAAGATGGTAACTTAGGTGATGTTAAAGCTATGGGTCTTGACTTGAAACGTGCTGATACACCCAAATACGTACAAGAGTTTTTAATGAACGTATTGAAAATGGTTATTCAACAAGGTAAAGGTCGTGATGAAGTAATCGAAGCCATCAAAACTTTCAAGCGTGAATTGAGTCAACAAGATAGTTGGACTAAAGGCTCACCAAAGTCAGTTAATAAACTAACGATGTACGGTGATAAAGAAGCAAACAGTAAAAAGGGTCGTGAGAACATGCCCGGTCATGTGCGTGGCGCACTGAACTACAACTATCTACGCAAGGTACATGGCGACAACTATAGTCAGAAGATTGTTGATGGTATGAAGGTAGTAGTTTGCAAACTTAAACCCAATCCATTAAACTTTACTTCAATTGCTTACCCAACAGATGAACTACGATTACCTAAATGGTTCACTGAGTTGCCATTTGATGATGAAGCAATGGAACAAACATTAGTAGACGAAAAGATTGATAATTTATTAGGTGTATTAGGTTGGCAACTGCGTGAAAATACAGATATCAAAAGTACATTTGATGAATTGTTTAGCTTCGGGTAAACAGGCATTGACATATGTATTATATTCCATTATAATACACAATAATTATTTTTAAATAACATAAAGGAACACACATGAAAGATATTTTACAAGATTTAATTGCACATACTGCAAACTTGGGATTCATTGAATTAATTAAAGTAAGCGGTACAGACACACAAACAACTATCAATGCTATTGCAGAAGATAAAACTGTTTTAGTAAGTGGGGAATTTAAAAATCCTCATCCAGAGTTTATTGGCACTTTTGGTATGCCTAACTTAAGTAAACTTAAAACTATTGTAAGTTTTGAGGAATACGATGATACATCTATTATTAATGTAACAAATGATAATAAAGATGGCATGAATACACCAGTAGCAATTCATTTTGAAACAAAGGATAAATCATTTGTAAATGATTATCGTTTTATGGCAAAAGCAGTAATTGAAGAAAAAGTTAAAAATGTAACCTACAAAGGTAATGGTTGGGATATTGAATTTGAACCAAGTGTTGCTAGTATTTTGCGTCTTAAAAAGCAAGCAAGTGCTAATAGTGAAGAAAATCATTTTAGAACAGTAGTAGATGGTACAGACCTTAGAGTATATTTTGGTGATCCTTCAACACACAGTGGTAATTTTATTTTCCAATCTAATATTATAGGAAAGATTTCTAGTAAATGGCAATGGCCTGTACAACAAGTATTAAGTATTTTAAATCTTGCTGGTGACAAAACTATTAAGATTACTGACCAGGGTGCTATGCAAATTACAGTAGATAGTGGTCTTGCTACATATTGTTATATGATTCCAGCACAAATAAAATGATTGATGCAATAAGTGTTACAAGTAGATACATGTCTGCTCACGGTGGGCATAGTGCTACATATACAAATAGTATGCCCGGTGCACAGGGTGTGGGTAACATGCGCTATAACACTAAGTTACAAAAAATGGAAGTGTTTGATGGTGCGAATTGGATTATATTGAATTCAACTATTGCTAGTGTTGGGCTTACTGATGAGGCTGAATCATTGCTTGACTGGGCTAGACAAAAACGTAATGAAGAATTAGAACTCGAAATCCTTGCACAAACTAATCCTACTATCAAAGATTTAGTAGAACAACTTAAAGAAAAACAACATCAAATCAAAATGGTTCAAACACTAATCAAAAAAGAAACAACAGTTTAATGGAACAAGATAACTTAACGCAAAAACAAAACCCAGAGTGGGCATTGTTCTTGCCCGCAGTCAGCAGTTTTTATATTAGTGGTTTAGGTAAACAACGTGAAGGTGAAAACTATTTTGACCAAGCACGTATACCCACCGGCTTTAATGGTGATGTAGAGAAACTTAATTTTCTTAATAAGAAAGAGGGACTTTATTATTACAAATGGGGATTGTATAGTGCAGGTCATGCGAACTTAGACGTTACTAAAGATGACCATAATGAAAGTATCATTCGTAAACGTGATCCAGATACATTCATGTTAGGTGATTCAGGTGGTTTCCAGATTTTAAAGGCACAATGGCCTGCTGACTGGAAAGATCCTAATTGTCCTCGCG